GTCAGCATCACACATTGGCTCCATCCGTAATAATTCCAGCTCCACTGCGCGCTTCTTACCATACTTCTTACAGAAGTGTTCATAATGCCCCACATTACTAAAATGTACCCTTGGAAGCGCATCAACTTCAGCCCTCGCAAATGTGAGGAAGTCTGCAACCGCCATGTCGTCTAGGTTCCCGGCCTTTTGGGCCATTCGTTGCATGAACGCAAACATAAGCTCCTGGTTGCTCTGTTGAGGTATAACTATTGGCACATCCTGAATGGTCGTACCATAGTTTGCGGTGAACTTCTCCTCAATGTCCTCCGGTTCGGCCAGGACGGGAAGCCGTACTATATCAAGATCAACCTGAGGTTCAGGTATCCGCCGCGGGTCAACGTTTGACTGCCTCAATAGTACCATTGCGCATGGCTTCATCGGAACGGCCCTACCATGCAACTGTTTATCATATAATCGCAAGATGTCAAAGTAATCCAAACTCTTGATACCTAACCAACCATAAAGTATAGTCGTTACCATCAAGCACGTCATGTACAATGGGGCTATCATCTTATCGCATGCTGCTAACACCGCGAATATGACAAATGCTGTGAGCGTGTGTCCGGTAAATTGGACATACTGCTCACGCGCTGCCGCACGTGGTAGACGCACAGTAAATCGCGGCAAATGTCGCTGTATATACTCGTGCAATCCTAACCCTGAGTGTCCTAGTGTCTGTCCTAGGCGCGCCTCAGTCCGCTGTAGCCACTTCTTATTGTACTCCTCCCAATAGGCTGCGTTCAACTCACCGTACCATTCGCTATTTAATGATACCGTCAGCGCCGCGTCTAGCTCACGTACTTCCGGATGGAATCGCTTGTAATGCGCCTTCGCGCGTCGATGGGACTCAGCGAACCCGTCTTTGTAACGTAAGTCCACTAAGCCGATAGTGCTCTTCACGCTTTGTGTTAGCGCCTTATCTGAAATCTGTCTGAACTCAACGTCCATGGCCAGCCCATCTCGTACTAGTAGTAAGCACCCGTCATCTGACGCTCCGACCGTGTTCCCGGTGCCTTGTTTGTGCGCGTACACATATTGGTGTACATAACGCTCTACTCCTGCGAACTTCGTCCATCCCGAGACGAAAACCATATTCCTATGGAACCTCCGCACCCACTTTCGGTTGTGACCGTACTCACGCCACAACTCATAATTAAACATAATTTCTGGTGGCGGAGTAACATCTTCAGGAGGTGGCATTGCCTCCGTCTCCTCCTTCACCTCGGCATCATGTGTAGCCGTTTCCACTACCTTGCGCTTGGACTTCCGCTTCGAGTCCTTAAACAAGCCAGCCTTCTTCTTATCAGCTATCTTCCGTTCCTTGTCAGCGTCCTGTTTATGCGCTTCTTCTACCCAAGTCATCTTTGGTGCCTTTGCCGCCTTCGGCCAGGCTTCTTTGGGCTCCCCACTTAACGTGGGGGTGGCGGTGGCCGCCAGTGGCGGCCACTTTTCATCATAGTTGGGATCTATGGTGAAACTTCCCTCATCATCAATGAAGAGTTTTACCTCATCATCGAGTAAACTGAAACTTTCTGGGTTTCTAACACTGTGCTTGTTATCGTTCCCGTAGGAGTCCGTTCCCGGTACAGTGTTAATCCCATTGCCAAGCATTACTTGGACATCTCTGTGTTGCTCTGGGGTCGTAAATGTCGTCATTGTCATATGGTTGTATCTACGTGTTTGTTGTCTTTCCAACAGTCAATTGGCCTTCTGCCCAATAGCCATTCTGATCAGTGCAGTGCTACCACTACGCAACACCGTGACTCACACCCACAGAAGGGGGCCAATGATCATGCCGATCATTGGACTTTCATTGCAAACCAACGCGCGGTGATGGGTTGTGTGGGGCGGTAAGTC